CAAAATCTATTTATGGGTATGACTAGAGCAGAAACTAATCAAGTCAATCTCAGATTATTAAATGTACTCAGAAATACAGATGTATTTGTAAATGTAAACGGAGAGAAGAAAAATCTATTTGAAATAGAGGAGATTGATAGAGACTTACCAAAAAATTACAACAAGTTCGGTGACCCTAAGTATGTGTTCTCTAGTGAACTGAAAGACAATCAAATATTAATGAAAGAGAACGGCATTGAATATGTGGTAACTATAAACAGTCCATCTCTGGTAAAGTCATTTAGAAGTATGTCTAAATATGGTAATGGGTTTGTAACACAATTGATGCTAAGTGTAAATAATTTTAGAAAACAATTTATTACTGCATATAACCCAGAATTTTTTATTGGCAACACACAATCTGATTTACAAACTGGTCTGGCAAATTTAGGTATAGAGAACGGTGCAAAGATTGCTGCCAAAGCAATGCTTAACATACCAAAGGCAGCTGGTGCTATTGGTGCATATAATTTTAATGAGCCAAATAAAAGACCAGATACTGCTGGACTTAGATGGTATGAAGAGATGATTGCTTATGGTGGTAAAATAAGTTTCTTTGATTTTGACGGTGTAAAAACAAAGTTTGAAAGACTAAGTAAAAGAATGCAAAAACTAGGTCCAAAGGCTCAAAGTGAGGGTATTGTAGAGGGCGGCCTAGAAATGATTAGAAGAGGTAACGAAGTTCTTGAGGGTCAAATGAGATTGGCCACTTATATAGCAATGAGAGAAGAGGGCATTGATGCAGAGACTGCTGCTATTGCTGCCAGAGATGTTACATTAGATTTTAACAAGAGTGGTGAGCTTGGTCCTATAATGGAAGCCGCATATATGTTTTCAAAGGTTGGTGTAAATAACCTATATAGAATCGGTCACACATTTAAAAGCAATCCGGGTAAGTCTACGGCATTATCAACTGGTATGATGTTAGCTGGCTATATGGCCGCAGAGGCTGCCAGAGCTCACGATGAAGAAGAATGGGAAAAGAAAAGCGATTGGGAGAAAGACCATTATTTTCAATTTAAAAACATATTTTTTAATAAGGCAAAAGACGAACCATTGTTTGATAAAGGCACTGGTAGTTTTACCACTGGTCCCGGTCATATACCAGTAAGAATGGCATACGGTTGGGGTTTGTTTGCTGGTTTAGGTGTCGTTATTTCAGACTGGAAACACGAACAGAAAAAGTTATTAGAAAATGAAGAGGCTGCAATGGGTTATTGGACCGAAAGAATATTTGACCTATTTGCTACAAACTTTTCACCAGCAAGTGGATTACCTACATTACCTTTACAGATTGCACAAGATTTAGTAAGAAATAAAGATGCAATAGGCAGAACAATTGAACCTTATAAATATGACCCAACAATTAGTGACTTTGAAAATAGTTTTGCAGAAACTCCAGAGTTTTTAAGAGATTTAAGTTGGATCGTGAGTAATGCTCCTTTTCCCGGTAATCCCGGTCTTACACCTAATGGTAATATTGATAAGTACGGCAGATTATCATACAATGATACTAGCTGGGATATATCACCAGAAGAATTAGATTATTTTATGGGGCAAGGTTTAGCTGGTGTTTATACAATGTTTAGAAACACAATGAATGCTATCGATGATAGAAGTAAGCCTAAAACATATGATAAGATTTATAGAAAAGCTTACGATGGCTTGGACCCAAAGCAGACACCATTTATAAGAAAGTTCTACAGTTATCAACCTACTAAAACTTTAAATGAATCAACGGCTACCAGACTTTTCTTTGAGGGCAGAAAAAGGCAGCTTAATACTTTTGAGGTAGAGGCATATGATAATGCTATTAGAGGTTTATATAAAGATGGTTTAATTGACTTAGAAGAATATAACAAAAGATTTACTGAGGCATTTGAAAATCAAACTAAACAATTAGGTATACCGAAGAGGTTACGTAAAGATGTATTAGAAGATGTTACAAATACTTACGGAAAGATAAATGCTCCTAGAGGAGTAAAGATTAAAAACAGACCTAAAGTTATAAAGGCAAAAGAGGGTCTTAAATCAGCTATTGATACTGCAAAAAGTAGAATGGAAAAAAGGACAGACGATTGATATATAGTGGAAAAAGGAATATAATAGATTATGGCTCTAACTGGTAAAACTGTAGCGGATACTTATAAAGACTTACTAACTGTAAATAGTGTTGGATTTGACGGTCAAGGTTTAGAGAATACTGCTAAACGTGTTATCGATGGAGAGGGTATTGGTAGTCCTTTATATTTAGGCACTGACTCCCTTGATATTATTGGAACAACAACAATCACTGGAGCTACTACTGTTACTGGTGATTTATCTGTAAGTGGTACGTTAACCGCTGGGACCTTAAGCATAACAACAATTGGTAATGATCTAGCCGTAACTGGAGATGTTACTGCATCTGATGACATTATAGCTGATAGAGTAAAATTAAGAAATCCATCGACAAATGCTGAAACATCAGTGTTGAGATTTGTAAATGATGCCTCTGCTACTCACGGAGGATTTTTAGATTTAATGACTGATGTTATATCTAAAGGTACAATAGAATTATTTGGTCCAAACGGTGGACGATTATTATTAGACCCAGACTCTGATGAGGCTCTTAAAAAAGGTGATGGTACTAAAGGAAAAGTAGCGTTAACAGATACTGAGGTTATTTTAAAAAAAGATACAAAAGAATTATTAAAGGCCAAAGAGGATGGTACAATTAGGTTTCAGACAGTAACGACTTTACCTAGTACACCAACTAAGGGCGATATAGTAAACAAAGACGGAGTGGTATTTGTCGCAGTAGACTAACCACGAAATTAAAATAGGAGAATAATATGGCAACATATCAAAAGGTGGTCAGTGAAAGCTCTTCTGGGACGATATCACAAAATACTTCCGGTAACGCTGCAACTGCCACCGCTTTAGCAACATCAAGAACATTAGCAGTTAGTGGAGACATTACTGGTTCTGGTTCTTTTAACGGTAGTGCAAACCTTACAATCTCAACATCATTAGCGGCTGATTCAGTAGCTGCAAATGAAATTGCAGATGGTGCAGTAGGAACTGCCGCAATAGCTGACGATGCTATTACTGCTGCTAAAATTGCAGCTAATGCAGTTGGGTCCTCAGAGATTGCTGCTGATGCAGTAGGTGCATCTGAGATAGCGGCTGGTGCAGTAGGTGCATCAGAAATAGCAGCTAACGCAGTGGGTGCTAGTGAGCTTGCAGATAACTCAGTTGATGTAGGTGCGTTAAATACTGCAAACACTGCATCAAATGGTCAGCTTTTACAGTATGATAGTACTGATGGTTTACAGTGGGCTGATGCTACTGGAGATATAACTCAAGTAACTATAACTGCTGGAACTGGATTATCTGGTGGTGGTAGTACTACTTCTGGACACGCTAGTCATACTTTAGCAGTAGATTTATCTGAATTAACAGATATGACTGCTGCAATGGTAAGCACAGATGAGTTTATTGTATTAGACAACGGTGCTGATAGAAGAAAAGCAGCTAGTGAAATTGGCCTATCAATATTTAACAATGATAGTGGTTTTACAACCAACACTGGTACAGTTACTTCTGTAGCAACTGGAACTGGTATTGCTGGCGGAACAATTACTGGCAGTGGTACAATATCGCTTGCATTGAGTGAATTGACAGTTGGTTCAACTTTTACTGCTGGTGCAGATGCAATTCCATTTCACGATGATGGTGCTGGAAACGATAAGTTAGCAGAAAGCGGAACTATCCCAGTATCGTTTTTTAATAACGATGCAAACTATGTAACAACTAGTAGAAGTTTGTCTGCTGGTAATGGTTTAACTGGTGGCGGAAATCTTTCAGCTAATAGAACCTTTGCAGTCGGTGCTGGAACTGGTGTAACAGTAACTGCTGATGCAGTATCAATTGGCCAGTCAGTGGCAACATCTGCTAGTCCAACATTTGCTGGTATGACTCTTACTGGAGACTTAGTAGTTGGTGGTTCTACAATAACAACAAATACCGAGACATTAGAGATTGCAGATAACACTCTAATTTTAAACAGTGATCTTGGTTCTAGCTCTGCTGGTGTAGATGCTGGCTTTGTTGTAGAGCGTGGTAACAGTGGTGATAATGCTTGTCTATTTTATGACAACTCAGCAGCACAGTGGAAAGTAGGAACTAGTTCTAGTCAAGCTTTACCAAGTGATGGAGCTGCCGTCCAACTTCAAAAGGTAACTGCATCATTGGATACAACTGATGAATCAGTACCAGTTGGTGGCTTTCAAGTTGCTGGTGGTGTTGCATTCATTAGAACTGCGTAACAAAATAAATGTCTAAAGTTGTTAGACGTAAAGAGAAAGATAGTGTCTCTTCTCTTCCAGCTAAAGTAGAAGAGAATAAGTTGGGTGTAAGAGACACTGACTTTCTATTAAAGCTCATTTCAAGGAGTACTTTTGAGGGTGTGGAAATTGAGCAAGCTTATAGTGTAATTAGTAAACTAGGAGCAATGCATAGGAGACACCTTGAAGATTGATTTAGATGCACAAATGTTAGACCTTATAGTAAAAGCAATGGAAGCAGCACAAGTTACTGGTACTGCTACTATTGTATACGGCAAGCTACTTGAAAAGCTTAAAAAAGGTTTAGAAAAAGAAGTGGCCAAATTAGAAAATGCCAACGTATAAAAAAGTAATACACGCTGATGATAACATATCAGAATTAAATAATAACAGTGGTTATCTAACATCGGTAGCCACTGCTAATATTGGGACTGGTGCAGTAACTGCTGCTAAGATTGCCAGTAGTGCTATCACTGTTAGTAAACTAGCTAGTCAAGCAGTAAATAGTACTGCAATTAAAGACGAGGCAGTTACTGGTTCTAAGATTGAACCTCAAGCAGTAGACAGTACTCATATCGCACAAGAATGCATAAACGATGCTGCAATGTTAGCTAGTAATGTGGTTACTTCTGCTAAGATAGCGAGTAGTGCAATAACCACTGCTAAACTTGGAACTAGTGCAGTGACTAATGCTAAGTTAGCTAATGATGCAGTTGATGGAGACAAGTTAGCAAGCGGTGCAATAAATCATCCTAGTAAATTTGCAAATAGTGTAGTTGGTACTGATGCAATAGCTAATGATTCAGTCACCAATGCTAAGATAGCTGATGAGGCAATTGATAACAATAAACTTGCAGATGATGCAGTTACTTCTAGTGCGATAGCAGCCAATGCAGTTGGTAATTCAGAATTGGCTAGTGGTGCAGTTCAATATACTAATATAGGCACTAATGCAGCTGGAGCATCTGGTAGTTTATTAGGAGTAGCTGGAGGCGGAACTGGGTTATTTTGGGCAACGCAAGATTCCCTTGCTCAAAGCTTTTCAACAAATGTCGTATTGAGTAAAGCTTATATGCACTTTTGCCACAATTTTTATGATGATATTGGAACCACTACTCATTATTTACCTTGGAACACTGGTAACGAAACAACAACTACACTTAGTTCTAATAGTTCGTTTTTAGTTGCTGATACTATGCAACTTAAGAAAATAATGATTAGACCAATGCAATTTCAAAGCTTTGCTAATTACACACTTACAGTAAGAGTTTATAAAGCATCAAACAATAGTAGTTCATTTACTCAGCAAGCAGAGGGTACAATGTCGTTTAATCAGTATTCAAATTATGGTGCTCAAACAATTACATCAATGACTCCTACTGTTGTTTCTGGGGAACACATTGCAATATATATTGATGCAAGTAGTGACCCCGGTGGAACTATACATTGGCAAGCAACTACAATATGGGAAGTAGATAGGATAGGATTATGATAATGAGATTTCAAACTATTATAGGTGAGCCAAATGAATTTGGCTTAAATCTAGTTGACCCCAGAATTAATTCTAGTAAACATTATCAAATAGGTGAATATGCAGAAGATTTTTCTAGTGTACTGCTTACAGATATATCTGAAGAAGATGCACCAGCATTTAGAAATTATGTAGGATACATTGAAGATGTTGAAGAAGTAGTAGAAGAGGAATCAGAAGAGGAAGATGAATAATGCCGGGAGCTTGGACAAGAAAAGAGGGTCAATCAAAATCTGGAGGATTAAATGCTAGGGGGCGAGCTAGTTATAATAAAGCTACTGGTGGAAAACTCAAACCACCAGTTACCAAAAAAAACCCAAAGGGTAAAGCGAAAAAAAGACGAAACAGTTTTTGTGCAAGAATGTGCGGAATGAAAAAAAGACTTACTGGAGCAAAGACCAAGAACGATCCAAATAGCAGAATAAATAAAGCACTTCGCAAATGGAGATGTAAATGTCGGTAGCTAAAAAATCTAATCCTAGTTTATGGGCCAAGGCTAAGTCAATGGCCAAAGCTCGTATGGGTGGTAAGCATTCTGCTCGAGCTATGCAGTTAGCAGTTAAACTTTATAAAAAAATGGGTGGCAAGTATAGTGGAAAGAAGTCCGGTAAAAATAAACTTAGGAAGTGGTCCAGACAAAAATGGGACTACGTTAGCAAAAAGGATAGAAAGAAGAAAGGCTCTGGAAAAACAAAGGGCCGTTACTTACCTAAATCAGTTAGGGACCGTCTCAGTTCCAAAGAGAAAAGTGCTACAAACAGAAAGAAAAAGAAAGCAAACAAGTCTGGAAAAGGTTCGGCAGCTTATTCAAAAAAGATTGCTCGTATGGTCCGCAATGCTAAGTAATGGAAAAGAAAGAATATAAAGGTGGAGCCAGAAGTTTTAATGGTGCAAAAATCGATGACTCATTACAAATCAATCTTAATATAAAATGGCTAATTCAAATTATCTGCGGCATATCGCTGCTCACATACAGTTACTTCAGATTAGAAAACAAGCTAATAGAAATAGAGCGAAACTTATCGATAGCACAAGAGCAGCTCACGGATATGATAGAGAAACACAAAGCAGAAGACAAAATGAAAGTGCAGCAGATGGAAGAACAATTGCAGTGGTTTCAGAAAGAGCTAGACCTAAATCCAATGAGCTGGCTGCGAAAGGGCAAAAAACGTAAATGACACAGATGTTACAATTTTTTTACGGTTTGCCAAAAAAAAATAGCCGTAATTTCGCCATATTCGCTAAAACTCACGACCAGCCAAGGGTAAGTTCGAGTATAATAGAACTGGGTGATACATTAGTATCAGATGCCTCATTTGGAATTGAAGTAGAATGGGCATTAAAAAATTAAAAATCAAGGTAAAAAGACCAATTAAGTGGTGGGTTGATGATAAAAAAGTCGAGCTCGATGATATTGAGCACACTTTTTGGACGAACAAAGAAACGAGGTGGAAAAGTAAATGCAAGAACTAGCGGATTTATATATGACCCTTGGGGCCGGGGGTTTTGTTTTTGTAATGTTTGGATTTGTTTTATACAATTTAATTCAAGAAAACAAAGCTCAGTCTGAGGACCTTGAGGTTATCAAACAAGATATAACCAAAATGCAGACAGAAGTATCTAATGCACACAATATAATTATTAAGTTGGTTGATAGGACCAACGCATCAGATTCAAAGAGAGAAGATTTCTGGCGAGAGATATCTGATGATCTAGCTTTTTTAAAAGGCCGTATAAATGGAAGACCGTGATATAATGAATTATCTGGTCCAGTTAAATGAGCGGCAGAAAACAATATTTAACAGACTAGTAAAGATTGAAAAAAGACTTGACCAAATAAATGGTAAGGTTGCGGAGCACGATGTCGAACTAACTAAGGTAATGACTTGGGGAGCATTTGTAGTAATAGTTTTACCTATAGTTATTAATTACATAACACGATAAGGAGAATAAGATGCTTAAAGAAATGTTAGCAGCAGAGCTACTTTCAGATGAAGTCAGAGATGAAATTATAGATGGCTGGAATAAATCCGTTGATATACCTCTAATTTCAGAAAAAACAGAACGCAAGATTATGCTTGCGATTTGGGCCATTGTTAAGTCAGCTATACTAAAGAAACTGTAATGCCAAAGTTTGGTAGACGTTCCAAAGAACGGTTAAAAGGTGTACACCCAGACCTAGTGAATATTGTTAATGATATTATTAAATATTATGATATAACTATACTTGAGGGTGTTAGGTCCCAAGACCGACAGATTGATTTATATAATGAGGGCAAGTCCAAACTAGATGGTGTCTATAAAAAAAGTAAACATCAAACTGGAAGAGCACTCGATATAAGTCCTTATCCCATTGACTTTGAAGACACTAAAGGATATATGTATTTAGCTGGCCTTATGATAGCTACTGCAAAAAAACTTGGTGTTAAGATTCGCTGGGGCGGTGACTGGAATGGTGACCATAAATTTAGTGGCCGACCAAATAGTAAGCGTACTGATAAGACCCAAAGGTTCGATGACCTTGTACATTTTGAGCTGAAATAGTATATTCGCTACCCTAACTTATTATGAAATTATCCTTTCTTTTGGGTTAGAAAAAAAAAGGGGAGAATTAATTTCTCCCCTTTGCTCTGAAAAAAGTGATGACACAATTTGGTCACAGTACGAAACATAAAACAACGATTTGCCGAAGTGGTGGAACTGGTAGACACGCAGTCTTGAGGGAACAACCGTGTAGATTGACGGTGGTTGCCCCCTCGGTGTTATATCGTTGTTTATCATAATATATCAAAACTAGTAAGAAGTTCGGACACATTTTTGACACAGTGTAGTCACACTTTAGACACATTAGCTACGGTCTTTATCGTCTTGCACCCATCTAATATGGGCACTTCCATTTCCTCTTAACCAGTTAACTCTATATTCAACATTAGCAAGGTGCGATACCCCATTAACATCATTATATAAAACTGGTACTTCAGCTATAAGCATAGTAGTATTCATCTTTATCTTACTGTATGCAGTCAGATAGGTTCTTATCAATCCTACCATTTTCTTCTTTTCTTCCTTGGAGCGGAGTTCGTGTATTCGATGTTCACTGTAATCAACCATTTCGCCTATCATAAGCATCTCTTTGAGTTCCTTATGGGTATAGCCTAATTTGGCCGACATCATCGGAACATAATTACCGCCATCATCACGGTAACGGACTTTAAGTCCGGGTCGAGATGCACTCCAATTGAACTTGACATCAAACTGAAAGATAACATCGGCAGCATTATTATATACTGGCGATTGGATGGCATCATCTCTTTCGTTTAAACGCTCCAATAGTCGCTTTTCTCGCTCCAAAGATTCTATGAGTTTATCTTTTGTACGAAGTAATTCGTTCATATACTCATCTCCTCTCTGTTCTTCTGTATGATTTATAATGGATTCGATCTTTTGGTATGTTTCAAATCCGGGTTTACGTTGTAATGTCTCGTAGGACCTTAAAGTACCCTCATTAATTCCAAGAGTTTCCGCAAACTTTTTTCTTGAAACACCAAGGTTCTTTCTATAGTCCCAGAGCTTTTTACCCCACGCATCTTCGGTCATATTAATCCCTTTCTTATTTTTATGACCCCATAATATATATATAAAAATATATATATGTATAAAACTTTTGTTACATATGTTATGTAAAAGTATATATATATTAACTTTTTTTGTTGCACATAATTGTAACATACTGCTACAATCTGACACACATACTAAAGGAATCAAAATGAATAAACCACATTCTGGTTATCTAAATATAAAAAAAATACAAGCACTTACTGGTCTATCTTACCTTACTATATATCGCAAGTTTACAGAGGGAAAAATCCAAGGTGCTTTTCAATTAGGTAAACATTGGCTAGTCTCAAATGAAGACTGGCAATCATATATAGAGAGGCTCAAGAATGCCAAAAACTAATCCAGTTAATATTGTATCAATTTTAAATGAACAAAAACACATTAAAACAATAATGTGTAACGGTATGAGATGGTATTATGATGCATCTGTACCAGATGAAGACAAAGTTTTTAGGGCCAGTATGACCTCTGGCATATCAAAAGTATATCCAAAAGGTGAACATTTTTATGATTGGATTGCAAAGTTTGGTCATTGGAGACAGATAGTTTTAGGCGAGGCCCAAGTACACGGAAATGCTACTCACGATGCAGTAGATATGTTATGTAAGGGTCACACTATAGATAGTCAATGGATTGAGGCTAACATTGTTAGTCAGCCAGCAGTTGCTTGGAGATTAAGCAGCAATATTAAAGGTATGGTTATGAATGTTCGTAAAGCTATGGAATCTTATATGGCTTGGCACGATGAATATAATCCAATATGTATTGGTTCTGAATTTGCTTTATATCATCCAGAGCATATGTTTGCTGGTAGGACCGACCAATTATATAAGATAGGTGATGACATTGTGCTAGTTGATAATAAAACTGGTATGGCACACGATCATCATCAATTACAAAGTCTGGGGTACGCTTACATCTACAATACCTACTACGCACCAGAAGAATACAAATGTAATAAGATAGCAGTTCTTTATCTTAAAAAGGATTACAGACGTAAACCTACATTTGGATTCAAAATGATAGATGCAACTCCAGACAGATATTTAAAATATTGTGAATACTATGCCGATGAGTATGGTACTCCCAAAATAAAGTTTGGTTTTAAACCACGTAAAGAATTTTCTCTAAGTAAAAAAAAGGTAAACGATGGATAATCAATGGATAAAAAAAGACATTCCAGTTGAACCAAACCCGGGTGTTCAAGTCACTTTTACTTATGACCAACCTTACAAGGATAAGTTTGGTAATCATAAGTGGCTATGTGTGGACGGCCAGTATGTTCAATGTTCTCCAACTCTATTAAAAATGTTGGAAAGCCAGAACATAAAGGCAAATATGCCGGTCACAATTGGTAAACGTCAAATCGATGGCAAAAGCCATTTCACAGTAAACGGACAAACTGCAACTGAATTGTTGCAAGGTAGTGCACCACCGCAAGGCGGCTATCCACCTAATCCAAATATTGCACCTCAACCAGCACCAGTGCAGACCAATGCTCCGGTCAATATGGGGACTCCGCAACAACCTCAACATTCTGGTTTCGCTGAGTTAAAGGTGCATTTAGAATCAGCTCTCAAGTTGGTCAATTCTCTTAACGTCAATGTAAATGAGCCTATTATTACTCCGGGTAATGATGAGCTCCCATTCTAGAGACTGATTCGATGAGCTTGGGCAATTGTACATTTTTCACATCTCTTCCTTCTTGTGTCAAAAAGCAACTCGTATGATTGCCCTCGCTCCAAAAAAATATAATATTGAATCACCATTTGTAGCCGTAGAAAAACTTGTCTGTGACAAGATAGAAAAGAAATACGAGCTCATACTAAAAAAATTAAAAATGAATTATCACGTTGACTTTGCAGCGTTTGATAATGATGGGTCCTTACGATTCTTTGGTGAAATCAAATGTAGATACTTTAACCACGATAAATATGACTCAGCTATGGTATCTGCTTTTAAATATTTAGGTATCAAAGAGATACACGACACTTTCAACTTACCAGTCATATTGTATTGTCAATATACAGATAAGCTTATGTACTGGAGATTTAACACATCGGATAAAATAGACCTTAAATGGGGTGGCAGAACGGACCGTAATAGCCATAAAGATATTGAACCTATGTGTCACATACCTATGAGGTATTTTAAAGAATTATGAGTAAAACAAATTTAGTGCAATGTCCTATGTGTGATAATGAGTTTCCAAAAGAAGATGGGACCTATCATATCGATGACAAAGAATTACTGTACTGCGATGAGTTTTGTTTGAATGAAGAAATATTAATACAAGAGGAAGAGGCTCTGACAATGAGAATATACGAAAGAAGTAGGTATGTTGATTAGTGGCCTAATTCTGGACCTATGGATAGTATGTAGCAGTCTACTGATGTTTATCGGTGCTACCATATTGCTACCTTACTCAATAGATAAATGGATAGAGTTTGTGAGAAAATGGTCGAATCGTTTATAAAACTAAATAGAAAAATTATGAGATCAGAAGTCTATCGGTCTACTCCAGTTGTTCGAGAGCTATTTATTTGGCTCTTGCTTAATGCTGGTTGGCGGCAGAATAAGAATGAAGAGGATGATAAAGGGGTAGGCCGAGGACAATGGAAAGGTACACTAGAAGACATAAGAAAAGGTCTAAGCTGGAAAGCTGGTTTCCGCACAGATAGCTATTCTAAGCCACAAATACAGAGAGCACTCGCAAAACTTGCGGAGATGGGTACGGTAGAGTATATGGGCGATACAAGGGGGATTGCTCTAACTGTCTGTAAATACGACACTTACCAAGGGGTGCGAAACACTGGGCGAAACACTAGCGAATCGCTTGCGAATGACCAGCGAATCAAGGCCGAAAATGTTAAAGATATATCTTATAATATATATAATAAAGATATATCTTATAATAAAGATAAAGAAAAAGAAGAAGTAGAAGAAGAGCCTTACTCAGCTAACAAGGCTTTGCAGATTTTAAAAATTGTGGAACCAGTATTTGGTAACCTCTACGACCCATTCTACGGTTTAGGTGGTTTACACATTTGGGGTTCCAGAGTTTGGAAAGCGATACGTACCTACACTTTTGAATCCGTTGAGTTAGCGTGCAACAAGTTAGTGCAACTCAAAAAAGAGGGTAAGGTAGACGTAAACAATCCAGAGGTATTTTTTGATAAGGGCCTACCGGGGTACATAGTTAGGGCCAAAAACGAAACTGCGGATATCCAGAAAGCGAAAGCAGATGCTGAGTGGACTGGCTATTGTACTAATTGCGACCATAAGAAAACTTTCCCAGTCAAACCAGATGATTACACCAATTGTGAGAATTGTGGTGAGATGTACTATCAGTCAAAGTTTTATTATGACCACGAAAAGAATGCGGATAAACCTAAACCACCCCCAGTAGATAAATATGCTGACGTTAGGGATGATGAAGACTTCCAGAACGTCCAGAACTTTTTGAAAGGGTTTGGTAAATGAAATTAGGACATACAGAGAAAGGCCATATTTCTGAATTGGCCATACAAAAACATTTAGTCTCAAAAGGGTATAACGTATTTGTACCTATTGCAGATGTTAATCAAGTGGACCTCATTGTTGAGATAGATGAGGGTGTATTTAGTAGGGTACAAGTAAAGGGTATCTTTTCCCCAGACCGTAACGAAACAAGTATTGCAGTCAAATTAAAAAAGTACAGTGCAAACAAAGTTGATACCATTGCAGTTTATTACAGTTGCGATGATAAAGAGATAATTGCATTCATACCATACTTTGGTGAGGACAATTTTCAATTGGCTATATCCAATGCAAAGAACAATCAAGTTGAGGGACGTAAATGGATTTACGCTTATTCTGAGTTTCCAAAGTTCCTAGCAAACAAAAAGAAGTATAAAGATGGCCAGTAAATCAAAGATAAAAGGTAACACCTACGAGAGAGAGTTAGTTAAAATATTTCTAGATCAAGGATTTGATGCTGAAAGAGCCAGAGGCTCTGATGGTAGGTCCTTGGGAATGGAAGAGGATGTTGATGGATATTTTAAAATAACAAGGACTGGTAAGAAAATTAAATGGCAAGCAAAACGTAGACGTTCTATTCCACTCTGGTTACAAACTGGAAATAGTGATATAGTTCTGGTACGAGAGGATAGGGGAACCAATAACGTAGTATGCAGCCTAGAGTTTTTTCTGGAACTAATAGGAAAGTGATATGGATAAAGTAAATGTAACTACAGATAAGATTGGTATTGACCTTATTCTCAAAGGTTTAAGACTTATTAGAGTATACCAAGAACGTGAGAAGAGTTGGATTACACCAGATGATAAAGAAGATGCGAAGACATTAACAGATAGGATTGAAAAGGGTATGCGTAAGGCAGCTAAAACAAAAACATTCACAGAAAACCCTAACTGCGACCCCGATACAAATTGCGACTGGTGAGTAAAAAATCTAGGTACGAAGAAAAAGGGTGGGTCGATAATTATTTTCATAATGATTATAAGTATGGTCCCAAAACTAAAAGCCGTAATGGATATACGTGGTCCAAAAAGATGGCCGATGACGTACTTAGCTTTTGTAAGAAATGTAACCTTGTTTGGGAAGTAGCCATATTTACCAAAAAGATAGTTTACTATGAAGACTTTCCAACTTACGGAAAGCAAAGAAAGGAATGCCCAAAATGCAAAAACCAAAATCATTAAACAAATCAATACTTGCCAATATAAAAACCAGATTAAAAGAGGGTGGTAAAAAGTACGGAGATGATATAACAGAGATAGACCCAAGGGATTGGTTAAGTGAGTCAGCTGAAGAGATGTTAGATAGCGTAGTCTATTTGACTGCTCAACATTTTAGAATGATAGCCAGCCGTGAGTACTACTTTGTAAAGATGCATCAAGCTGAAAAGCTTTTAAAGGAGATTGAGAATGACAAAGACAGTAAATACTCAAAAAAAGCCAAACAATGGTTTGACAGTTTTACAATCAGAAAATGATGAGTACTACGGTGATTATCCTTGGTTTAAAGAAAATGTTCTCAAGTGGAACAAGGCTCAAGATATTATTGGTATTAGTCAAACTCTTTGGGTTTTGCGTATCGATATGGGTTATAAGGGTCATCTCATTGAAATGGATGAGTTAAAGTGGAAAACATTATTAAGCAAGTTACGGAAAAAGTATTTCGAGTTAGTCAAAAGAGGAAAAATTGATGCCGTTGTATGATTACAAATGCCCAGAATGCCAAGATCAAAATGAGTACTCTCTTTCTATGGACCACAACCCCCCAGTATGTCCTCAATGTAATTGCATACAAAGTAGGGTCTTTACTCGAGCTCCCTCTTTCAAGTTCGTGGGAGCAGGGTTCTACAGTAATGATTACAAAGAAACAAATTACGATAGAATGACAATGGACCAGAGAGATAGCCACGACAGTCAGCAAGCTGACAAGCTTGATGAAAGATATTCAGCTGAAGAAAAAGCATTCAAAGAAAAAATAAAGGACGATTTGAGGTAACCCAGACATCATAGCAAAAGGGTTGATGTCGCTATATCTCAAACCCCTTTCACATACCGAGGAGTAAGCCATACAAGTAAACGTTCTGCCAATGCTCCTCAAAAAAAAAGGGGGACCAAGTCTATTCCTGGCCCCCCTTTGCTTATTGAGTATTCTCCTTATCTTTATGTTTACGAATTACAGAGCATAGAGCATCTCCAACAAACTTCTGAAAAGTTTTGCCAGACATTGCTGCTAACCCTTTTAATTGATTGAACTGGTTTGTAGACATCTCGGCACGTAGTACGTGAACCATTGATGTCATCTGTTCCCATTCAAACCCATCTGCTTTTACTTCGTCCATTCTCACCTCTAGGCTACGTTATACTGTTCTGGAAACATTTTTTCCAGTTTACTCTTTACTACCTCTGGGTCCACTGTTGCATAGTGGTCCATCAAGGTCTTTATGTTGGTGTGACCAGTGAAAGCAATTGCATCTTCAGCACTTTCAAACTGAGTAACCAAAGTAGATGCGAATGTCTTACGCACTGACTTCAATGGGTGTCCAGTTATCTTTTTGAATCGTCTATTGCTATCATCACGCTGGTGTCTTTTGGGATATAAACCAAAGATAGACTCACCATACTTTTCTATCTCTGGATGTAACCAGACACTAAAACGCACACTCGTTTTACTACGTTTGAAGTAACCTCGTTTGAAGTCATCCATCGTAATGAGTGGTGCATCTATTGGACTCATACCAGTATAAGCTAACAAGGTCCAGAACATTTTATCATTCTGGTTGTTTGTCTGCTCAATAGCATCAATCACTTTATCCCATTCAACTGGTAGCTGCTTTTCACCTTTTTTAGATAACTGCTTTACACCTTGGGCCCATTCAAATGGATTGTATTTGGCCTCATATGGTGGCCTACTTGCATACTTAAACATACTGCAAAGTATTTGGCCAGCTTTGTGTAAGGTAGTCTCAGCAATAGGTGGTTCCGCTTGTTTGTAGCTATTAATGAATCTGTTACAATGTGATTCATCGATAGTACTAAAAACGGTACTTGGTCCAACAAACTCTAAGAATCTATTAATCCACCTTTTGTCAGTGTCTTTAGATTGCTGAGATTTGTTGTTCTCATCAACTACGTTTGATAAGTAGTCAATGGTCAAATCAGCCAGAGTGAGATTAGGTCTTTCAACCGTCAACAAACCCTCTTGTTTTAACCAGAGACGTTTACGGATAGTATCAGCACGTTGCTCGGCATCCGCTTTACGTGTAGTGCCAAGTGACATACGATGTCTTTTACCATCCTCTGAATAGGTCAGCCAGTAATTTGACGAACCTCTTCTTTTGTATACTTTCATCGTTTTATCCTTTCCTTTGTTATACAAATCTTGCCCCCCTATAAAGGGGGGTCTTGTTAATCGCAAGTGCATTGAATATCATCGTCCCACTTGTAATATGGTGTACCATCTTTTCTAAACTCTGGTTCACCAGCTAGTTGCCATTCCTCGTAGCCACATTTTTGAATTACACCACTAATGTCCTCATCAATACATTGGTCTTCGACCAGTTCTTGATATGGAACAGTCTTGTATTTCTGTATTGCATCGTCTTCATTGTTGGCATTTATTTGGTAGGTCCTAGCTCTAGTTTCGTGGACCGTGACGTAATAGGTTTTAATCTTCATAGACTTTCTCCTTGTTAATTAAAAAACCATCATTGAATGGTATTATTTCAAAGAGTCCGTGAGCCTCATCAAGAATAAAATCATCACTAAGTTCATTGTCTTCATCAACATTTCTATCACGTAGCCATTTGATTGTGTCTTCTTCTGACTTCCAGTTGTCAATCACTACACTACCCCAGTCTCTACCATTATCCAGTGTAACTTGAATCTGAAATTCAACCCAGATTCCCTCGTAACTATCCCACCAGAACTTATACCATTCACAACCACCATCTGGATCACCGTAACTACCATCAAGATGTGTAAAGTCATCATACGTATATGGGTCGATTCTAAGCTCTTTCCATACTGGATGATTGTTAGCATCTTGGTCATAGATTAACTTCTCAGTTTTCTTGATTGCATTTTTAAGTTCATCAAGTTGTTCTGATATACCGTGATAGCAAACACTAGCGTGAGCATTCTCTAAATCGGTATCCCATAGTTCACCTAAGTAACTGTTATCAATTGCACTGATAAGTGACTTTGCATTTTCTAGTATTTTATCATACATACTATTATCCTTTCTTTTAGTTAAGTAAGTCTTGCCCCCCATAAAGGGGGGACTTGATTAGTAAGCAAAATCTGGGTAATCGCAATGTTCTGAGACATAATTGCAACCTTGACATTCTATTAAATCACTATCGTGACATAAGCTTATAATTAGAACGTCCCCACAATTACCACAATTAACAACATTGTATCCAAGTTCTTGAATCTCATCTAGACGTTCCTTTTGCTCATCTAGGTCTGTTGTTTGTGGGTAATCTTCATCAATAGATATTTCTATTGTTTTACCAGTTAGTTTGACTTTTTTATTCATCGCCATAGTCCTCCAGATATTCTTGGTATCTAGTTTCTGCATCATCTACAAAGTCATCTTCGCCTAACTCGATTAACTTTTCTCTCAAGTAGTCGTAGACAACTTCCTCTAGGGTTAGTTTAAAATCAGCCATCTGATTATCCTTTCTTTTGTTAAGTAAACTTTGCCCCCCATAAAAGGGGGGACTTTGTTATTCTTGATTCAATGCGAAGTCCGAATCTTCATAACCGTAATAATCTTCAACACATTCTAAATCAGTGTAAAAGCAACCAGATACTAGGCCAACTTCTTCTTCAGTAAATAATCCGCATTTTAGAGCGTTGTCGTAAATTACATTATCATCATTATACCATTGCTCCCCATCGTTCTTGTCCATCCATTCGTAGTATCTATCAATTAGTTTTTCAGCATCATCAACAGAACATTTAAGAGCTTTAGCAGTGTCTTCGTTAAAGCATTTTCTACTACAGACCGCCCAACCACCATCGTGCATCCAGAAAGATGCCATACCGCCACCACAATGGTCACAAGGTCTTGGCAATCCATCCCAGTGTTCAACTTGACTTAGGAAGTGATTAAACTCTTTTATATCCTTGAAGTCATTTTTATACAACTCTGGTATAGGGTATATTGTTTTAGTCATTTGTTTATCCTTTCTTTTGATTAAGTAAATTTTGCCCTAGCCAAAGGATAATAAGATAGTGCTAGGGACTTATAGGTCTAGGACCTCTGTATCAAATAACTGAGGTCACTGGCTTGCAATCCTTTTAGTATTGGCTCCATAAAACGGTTCTCAATAACTATACCTTTTGCAAACACTTGGTAGTCATTACCAATATTATACTCAATCCATTCCATAGCCTTTCTGGTTTTGGTATAGAGCAAATTGATATTGCTACCCTCTACAAATAGTAGATGTATGTCCATTGGTTTATCCTTTCTTTTGTTATAGAAATCTTTGGCCCCCAAGGGATTAGAGGGGGCCTTACGTCAATATAGATTACTCATCGTAATCTGCATCATAGTATCCCAAATGATGTGCAACCCTTTCACAAAACAGACTAATAAAACCTATCTGTTTATCAGTGAAGTGCCGAGTATCAACTGCTCCAAAACTATCTACTAACTCTGGCACGTTAAAATCATCACCAGAATGACAAGAATTGTAAGCGTGAGGCCAGAACGGTCTAAGAGCACCAAAAATAGCTTTTATTAAAAGCACTCCCATATTGTTTCTGTACTCGTCAACTTCACCTAATTGAATAGTTGTTGTTATAAGTAGGTCGATTACTTTTTTCATTTGATTATCCTTTCTTTTGTTATATAAATCTTGCCCCCCCAAAATTGTAGGTACCCTTGCTTATGTCTTGCTCTACATTTAACAATTTTTAGGGGGGTCTTGGTTAATTAAAGAACTTCTCTAGCTCTTCATAGTTATGAACTATTACACTCCAGTTAGCTTTATCAATATCAGAGTCTTCTCTGGCTCTAGGGTCTAGCATATTAAACTCTCCAGACTCACGTATGTCATTGAAACAAATCCATTCCCATTCACATATGCCATATTTGTAATTATACCTATCTGGCTTTTCACCTTTGTACAGTTCATTTTTTAGATTCATCATTGCATCGTAGTATCCAGAGAACTCAGTACTTTCTGTTGTGTAAGCACTTTCTTCCGTCATATAGTCTTTGGTTTTATTATAGTTCCGCCAACCCTCATTGCACAATTCAGACTTCCATCGTAAGGTTACTTCGTGAACATCAACATTATCTGGTTGCCAGACTTCTATTGTGTTTTTATTTAAAGCAGTCTCAAGATTACTGAATAGCTCTTTTATTTTTTCTATGTCCATTTTTATTATCCTTTCTTTATTAAATAAAATCTTTGGGGGCCTTGCACCCCCTTGTATAATTACTTTGAGAATTGAACCATAACCTCAAATTGATTATCTCTTATGTACTCTGTACCATCTGAACCATACAACCGTCTATTCCTTATGCTAGATACTAGTTCTAGATTCGGATGTTCTAAGAGCTTTTCAAGCCTACGGCCCCACTTGACCCAGTCATCTTTAAAGTAATCTGGATGACATTCAAATTTGACTAGAAAAACCCCATCAGCGTACTGGTTAATAAGTTGGTGAGTTTGTGCTATGCTTGCACTAACGGCCAGACATCTACCCACTAATCCGTGTTCTGGATGCATATCTTCAGCAAAGACATAACAACCTTTATTAAACTGTATAAAATCAATCCTCATTAAAAACACCTCGTTTAAAATGTATAGCGTAGAAAGTGCAACCAGTCCAAACTAAGAACACAACCATCAATGTAATTTGTGGTATGAATACCCAACATAAACTGAAAGCAAAACTCACTAAAAACATAAGTACGTTTATCATTTTATTATCCTTTCTTTATTAAATAAATCTTGCCCCAGCTCGATGCGGTGAACTGGGGACTTGCGGGTTATTGAAGTGCGTATGCGTTGCGTGAATGTTGACGGTCAATATCTCTTCTGAGGTCTTGCAACTGTTTGTATATTTTATTATTTCTACGAACAATTGCCTTACAATCAGCAAGCGTATTTTCATATTCAACTAGCGTTTCAGCAATGACTTCTTTATTAGCAATCCAACTGTTACGTTGCTTGCTCATATCGTCATAAGCCATACACGGCTCATTCCATTTAGAAGTGCCCAGAGCAACCCTAAACTGATTATTATAATCTAGTAATGGCTTGCCAGTACGTTCACATTTCATATCATTGTATTGGAATACTAGCTCGTCTTTATACTGGCCTAAATAACATCTAACATAACCTAAAAATTTAGGCGTGTTTTTTTCCAGATGTTTATTAACTGCCGTTTGTATATGCTTGGTAACTTTCTTACCTTGGTACTTAGTAAGTACTGGTAAGATTGTAGCCATAATACGAACTCTATATTTGTACTTTGATATCCTATGTCGAATTTCACTTAGTACCTCTTGCTCATCTAGCATACTTATTTTACGTTCATAACTCATTTGTTTATCCTTTCTTTTATTAAAAAAATTTTACCCCACAAAAATGATCGTGGGGATTTTTACTTTATCGAGGGAGATAATCGTTTTTATTGCGTATTATATCAGCAATTACAAGTGTATAAAATGATACAAAAGCAACTACACTAAACACGCACATAACGGTCATAAATAACTCCATTATTTTATCCTTTCTTTTATTATTTGAAATCTTGCCCAGTCATAAAAGACTGGGACTTTTTTTTAGTCTAATAACCTTTCATTACCATAAAAAGATTTAATGTAAACTGTATCATCTATACCAACAAATTCACCGTCTGTAGTAACATCTTCCCAGATGGTGAACTCTTCCCAGATTATAGAATTGTGTTCAACTGCATAAATCAACTGGTCTATTTTTTGAGGTCTGACATTGTGAGTTTTAACTAGTTTTTTAAGGTTGTGAATTAGCAATCTGCGACTACTAAAAGCGTTTACAATACCTTGGTGTTCAGTTTCTACTACATATATCATTTTATTATCCTTTCATTATTAAAAAAATCTTGCGGTGGCTTTAAGTCGCTAGGACTAAAATCAAGTACACTAGGACCATATCCGCCCCACCGCTAGCGGTAAGAAAGAAAGATAAATTTTTAAGTGTCACGTTAATACTGCATACTTTCGTTATTCGTTGGTTATACTGGTTTGAGTGTTGTGTCTGGGTCTATCTTGAAAGGTGGCCTTCATTCATCTTAAGATGCCTAGTAAACTAGATTTAACAGAGCTTAAACCGTGGTCCTTGCTCGGGCCCCTTAGTCATATTTTTATGTGCTAGAGTTTTACTCTTTATTGGTGATTAACCGTTCCCAATGGGCGAATGACTAACGTGTCTTAAACAATAATTTCAAAAAGCAACTATGGAAAGGTACTGTAACAATTGTAACAAATGCAACAACAATCGTAACAAATTATAAATTATACTGATTTGTCGACTGAAAATAATTTTTTAACCGAGCTAAAAAGTAAGTCCAGATAGGACCAGTTAGTGCCGTACTTTTCTGATTTAAGGTGCGTGCTGCTTCGATTATGGCCTTGCGTTATCTGTGTAAGACTGCGAGTCTCTGAGGGTAATTTATCAGATTGTGACCAGAATGTGACAAACTCCCAGAGAAAAAATTTGATTTGCTAATTTATAATGTGTCGGTCACCCCCCGAGGCTAGGTGTCAGAGCTACGCTCTGACTATCATTTTTACACGCTCAGATTTTCAACACCACTTTTAGCTACCATAGTATCGGATAAAGTGTTACTATTGTGTTATATGCAAAATGTAGTATTTGAACCACATCCCGGGCCTCAAACTGAGGCTTTACAACGATCAGAGAAAGAAATACTTTATGGTGGTGCAAGAGGGGGCGGTAAATCTACTGCTATGACTGCTTGGATGGTCGAACCTCATTATATCGATAATCCATTATATCGGGGCCTCGTTATTAGAAGAAACTATACTGATTTAAGAGATTGGATAGATAACGCTAGACATATGTGGAGATATCTTGATGTTAAGGTTGTTGGTAATCCGGCTGAATTTCGCTTTCCTAGTGGTGCTAAAATAAGGACTGGTCACCTTTCTGATGAGAATAGCTGGTCTGCATTCCTAGGACACGAATATCAAAAAATGGGAATTGAGGAGCTTACTCTTTTAGATAGTGAGGAAAAGTATCTTAGACTTATTTCTTCAGCTCGAACAACCATACCAGAATTAAAGGTTCAAATCTTTTGTACAACTAATCCGGGTGGACCCGGTCATCATTGGGTACGAAGTCGCTTTGTAGAAGATGCCTATAATAAAACATATACAGATGAGCGTGGGAATACTAGAATCTTTATACCTAGTCGAATCTATGACAATCCTACTCTAATGGAAATAGACCCCGGATATTTAGATATGTTAGAATCATTACCAGATGAATTAAAGAGTGCTTGGCTAGAGGGTAGTTGGGATACTTTCGCTGGTCAGTATTTTAAAGATTTTAACAGAGATGTGCACGTAGTAGAACCTTTCAAAATACCAGAGGGTTGGAGAAGATACAGATGTATTGACTATGGCTATACTAATTACTTTGCTTGTATCTGGGCAGCAGTAGACTATGATGGTAATGTATTTATTTACAGAGAACATTATGAGAAAGAAAAACATTTAGACTATCACATAGCTCGAATAATCGAGTACTCTGGTGATGAAGATATTTATCTAACTATTGGGGACCCAGCTATGTGGATTAGAAACCCTCAGAACACTAATAGAAGTGATGAGAAACTGCCTAGTATGCTCTCTATCGCTGATATAATGCTTATGAAAGGTATACCTATAGTTAAAGCAAATAATGACCGTATAAACGGCTGGAATAATATGCGTGAGTATTTGCACTGGGATGGTGATATTGCTAGGAAAAAAATTAAAAAGCGGCCAAAGCTTTTCATATTTGATACTTGTGACAACTGGATCAGAACTATTCCAAGTTTAAGTCACGATAAATTTAGAGTAGAGGACGTAGATACGAAGATGGAAGACCATTTGGCGGATACCACTAGATATCTATTATTTCATATTGGTAGACCAGATAAACCATTGCCAGCTAAGAGCTGGGTATTACGTGAGCTCGAAAGTTTAGAAAGAATGGATTCTGCAAATGAGCTTACCATCAGAAGTTGAAGACTGGTTAGAAGTTAGTTACTATGATACCGTTGACGAAAAGTGGAAAAAGTTCCATATTAGTATGGATGAAGTCTCTGCCGAAGATGAGAAAATGTGGAGATTTGATATAGATGTAGCTATTCAAGACATTCTATATGAAAAAGAAAAATTGAAAATACGTAAAACGATTAGTGATGCAATAGGAGTCAATTGATGCACGGAAATAAAAAGATGAGCAAGAAAGCCAAATTTCTTGAAATGATTAAAAACAAGAAAAAGAAAAAAGGAATGAAAGGAATGAAAGGCTCACAACCAAATAAAGGTAAAGGTGGCGGTGGCTATTAGTGGCTGAAGAACTCTATCCAATTGGAGCTGAAGATGCTACCAAGAATTACAACCCAGATGAGGCTACTAAGCAAAAGATAAAAGAACTTCAAAAGAAGTTTGTCTTAGCTCGAAAGTCTAAACAGTCTACAATGAAACATTGGCGAGAGGCTGAGTCTCTTTACGCTGGACAACACTGGGGTAACTTTAAGCTGCCAGAATATAAGAATCAAATGACTATCGATATGATAGCCAGTGCAATAGACACTATGATTCCAATACTTTCTACCAGACCCCCTAAAATTGATGTCATTTCATATGGCCAATCAGAAGAGGACCGTTTGATTGCTGAAACAATGCAAGGAGTCCTAGATGAATTATGGACCGTAAGAGGTATGACAGACCTAATGCCAGAGTGGTTATTAGACTTTTTAGTGTACGGTACTGGTGTTTTAAAGGTTCATTTTCGCAATGAGGATGATATGCCAGATTGTGATGTTGTGGACCCATATGCTTTCTATGTAAATCCAAGTGCTACTAAGATGGAAAACGCTGAATATGTTATTTATGCAGCTCCAACTCCGTTGCATATTATCAGAGACAAATATGAAAACGGCCACTTCGTGGCTCCAGAGAGTAAGCTTGGTGACTACGAGGCAATGAAACTTTATCAAGAGTACGATCCGAATGATAAGCAAAGTCAAAAAGCTAAATTAAAAACTGATACTGGTGGACACTTTGTTGTTGAAGACCAACAAGAGGCTTACAAAGAATTAGAACCAAGAGCACTACTAATTGAATGCTATATGAGGGACCCCAAGAACCCCAATAAGCTATTAATGACAACCGTTGCTAATAACGTGTTGCTATACGATGGTGAATATAAATATCCTTTCTTTAATCGTGATAATGGCTTACCGCATCCCTTTCCGTTTGTTACTCTAAAAAACAATGGTAGTGCTCATTCGTTCTGGGGTAAACCAGAGCCAAAAAGATTAAAGGGATTGAATCTAGCATTGGACCAGATTACGTCCCAAGTGCTTGACAATATTGCTCTTACATCAAACCCAATGTGGGTAGTGGATGAGACTTCTCAAGTTACTGACCAAATAACAAATAGGCCCGGTTCTATCATTAGAAAGAAAGGACCCGGAGCCGTACAGATGCAGAACCCAGCTAGTGTTCCCGGGTATGTATTTAACTTTTATAATTTACTTACTGATGCTTTTGAAGTGGTGTCTGGTATTAACCCTAGTTCTCAAGGAAGAGGAGATACCAATGTTACTTCTGGTGTACAAGCACAGATAATGAAACAAGCAGCAACAACTAAGATAGAGTACAAAGCTCGAGTGATTGACAGAGGTATACAAACACTAGGTCAAATGTGGCTAATGATGTTTTTAAACCTTGGTAATAAAATTCACTGGGTATCTGTTACGGACCCAGATGGAGTAACTGAGATGAGAGATGTTATTGGTGCTGCATTTAAGGAACGTAAAATGGCAGTAAGAGCTAAAGCTGGCTCTATGTTACCAGAAAATAGACAGTTCCTAGAAAATAAAATTTTACAATTAGCTCAGATGGGTGCACTTACAGACCAAGAATACATTCTTGAACATATGGAGCTACCCGGTAAGGAAAGACTATTGAGAAAATTACAAGAGCAAAAAGAGGCACAAGCTCAAGCGATGCAAGAGCAGCAAGGTATGGCAGATATGGGTAACGACCCTAGAGCTATTCTTGAAAACTTGCAGAATAATCCAGAGCTGGCCCAACAAATGCAAGGACAAATAGGTCTTGAAGAAGCCTAAATCAAAAGGCGGAAGACCAAAAACTGGCTGGGGTGATGCAATACGTAAGCATCCAGCAGTTCCTAATGTTATAGACAAGATATTTACGGCTGCTATGGACGATACAGACGATAGGCAACCTAATGCTTGGAAATTATTAATGGATAGGATAGCACCTCAATTAAAGGCTGAAACAGTCACTTTAGACACTGATAGCAGTGTAAAAGGTGTAATTGTACTGCCAGAGAAGAAACCTATCCCAGTTGCGGAAGAAGAACCAGATAAAGTGCAAGCAAAGGCTTGATAGATATTGGAAACCAAACGAATATAAAAGGAATATAAAATGGAAAATATCAATACCGCAGCAAACATATCCGCAGAGGAAAAGGCTGCGTTAATGGAACAAGGATTTACTCCAGCTGATAGCTTTAATGAAGTTAAAGGCGAAGAATTATCAATGGCTCCGGCACTCAATGCGAGTGCATCAGAGGCTGATGCAAGCCAATCTGTAGAATCGGAGAAACCTACAGATGATATGCAGACCAAAGAGGTAGTAGTACCAGACAGTTATAAGTTTGGTGACAAGGAATATAGTCAAGAAGAGATTCTTGCTGCCTTGGATGATCGCTCTAATAAGGAAAAATGGCAGAAGTCATATACTGAGCGTGACCAGCAACTCGCAGAACATCGAAAAAACCTTGAATCAGATATTGCGAAAGTAAAGTCGATACAACAAGACGAGAAATTGATGGCCACGTTAAAGGATTTCCTCGGGGACGATCATCCATTGTTTTCGCTACCTAGTGTCAACCAGACTGATAGTATAGTTCAGAACACCGAGAGTCCAGCAGAAACACAAGAATACAATTCAAATTCTGCCATCGAGGAGCTACAAGACCAGATTGCAACTATGCAAGCTGAAAAAGAACTTGATTCTGAAATTGCTGAATTACAACGTAATTATCCAGCTCTCAATAATGAGGCTTTGGATGAAATACTTGAGTTAGCAGTTGATAAAGGAATTGAGAACTTAGAAGATGCTTACAAGATTGCACGTTTTGATGCTGCTGAAACAAGTGCTATAAGTAAGGCTCACTCTGCTTTTGAAGAGGCAGAGAAACTTAAAGCAATTCCGGAATCGGATGGTAGAGCTAGTGGGGACAAGGAAGTTCCAACTCCTCAGTTAACTGACCCAAACGATTTACGGAGTTACATAATGAATGAATACGGAGATAGTCTCTTCGGTGAAAGAAAATAGGTGAAAAAATGGCAAATCCAGTAGGAACTATTAATTTTGACCAATTATCTCACATCACAAGAAAGCACTATATCCCTCAGTTGGTGGATAACATCTTTAAGTCTAATGTAGTCACTTATAGACTCTTAGCTAAATCACAACCAGTAAGTGGTGGTTATAAAGTTGTTCAGCCAGTTGAATATGCTAAATCTGCAAGCAGTGATAGTACTGCACAAAATGGTTGGTATAAGGGACAAGATGCTATGGCTTATGGTGCATCTGACATCATCAAGTCTGCTGAGTATGATTGGTCGCAAGCGTTTGGAACTATAACAATATCTGCTAGAGAAGAAAACATCAACTCTGGACCAGAGGCGGTTCTAGACCTTTTACAAGCAAAACTAAATAATATCGGAAGAGTAATGAGAGATGACTTTGCAAAAGCTATCTATTCCGATAATAACCCAGAGCACGCAAGTAGTTATTCAGTATCTGCTAATGCTCCAGCCGGATTGCAGCACGTTATCGCACAGAGCAGAACTCTAGGCGGTATTGATTCCTCTAGTAATAGCTGGTGGAATGGTGGTTACGTCAAAGATGGTTCTATAGGTTCAGCAACTGATGCTGCTACTGCTACGAAATTCACATTTGCTGATATTTCTAACAGTGCTAAGAATGAGTACGTTCAAACTCTCTTTAGAAATGCCTATAAGGACCTTTCTATTGGTGCTGATGTACCAACTATGATTGTTTGTTCACAAGTTGTTTTCGATGCATATGAATCAACTCTAACTGACCAAAAGCGTTTTGGTGCTAGTTCACAAACTCTAGCTGATGCTGGATTCCAGAATCTTCTTTACAGAGGTATTCCGGTAGTTGTGGACCAAGCGTTAGACTTGTTTGCTCCCGGTGATGACAAAGATGCTAACAGACATATGTTCTTCTTGAATGAGAAGTATATGGGTTACAAACATCACTCAAAGCGTAACTTTGTCTTTGATGGTTATGAAAAGCCAGTGGATCGTGACATTCGTGTCGGTAAGATTCTCTGGATGGGTGCTTTATGCTTTAGTTCTCCTAGAATGTTAGGAATACAAGCTGATATGCCTACAAGCTACTCATAAGCTAAATGTTGGGGCCACTCTGATCTTTTCATATGTGGTTTCGGATTCCTTTCTTCTGGAGTGGCCCTTACAATAAGAGGTAAATAATGAAATGGTCTGAATTAAAAACAAGGGTTACTAAACCCTTTGGTGGTAGTCATAGTAGTGATGCGGAATTATTTTTGGAAGATGCTGAAAGGGACCTTGGTCTTTTTGCTAAATGCTATAAGCGTACTCACGTTACGCTATTGGACGAGCATTCAAATGGTTTTGAGTTACCCAGCGATTTTATCGAAATGGATTCACCACCAGATTATGATGGTTATTTACTTGATAGGTATGTAGAAACTGCTGGTTACTCTAATAAAGTAGACAGTAACACATTTTACAAAGGACATCCAGAATGCTACAGAATTGAGGGTAACAGAATGACTCTAGTTCCTCAACCTACGGATGCAAAACTTTTAAGATTTGAATATGTAGCAATGCCTAAAAAATTAACTAAGAGCACTGCATATAGAGCTTTAAGATATAAAAATTTAACTGGCCAATCATTTAAGGTCGGTGATGTTGTAGAGGGAAGATTAGCCAGTAATAGTGGGACTGCCACTACTACTGCAAAGGTGGTAAGAGTAAATGCTAAAGGAGATAATACTGGTGAGTTAATTCTGTCTGACGTTACAGATTTAGGGAGCTACACTGGTTTTAGAAACGGTGATACTTTAGTTACTATTGATGCTGAACAAGATGCATATTCTGCCAGCTCACCTTACGGACAAGGATATACGTTTGACCAATTACTTTCCGACTGGGATACTATTGGCCTTGGTGGTAAAGCTACAATCGTAGGAACCGAATTTGCCTTACAAGGAACATCAAATGGTGTGGATTACGGAGCAACTGTTGGAGAGTCTCCAGTAATACCAGAACCTTATCATTACATAATGATTGAATTTGCACAAGCTCGTATCTATGATATGTTGGGTCAAAGCGGAGATGCTGATAGGCATTACTCTCGATACTATCAGAATAGAATTGGAATAGCAGCAACATTTGCTAATCAAGATTTTGGTGGACCAGCTACTGTCGTAGATGCTTTATGAATTATATAGATATTGATTTATTCGGTGGCATTGTATCCAATGCTGACCCCAAAGACATACGTGAAGACATAAGCCAAAAGAATATCAATTTTGATATTTCAAAAGTAGGTTTACTAAAAGCAAATGATGAGTATGCAATTAAGTTCTCATCAGATGAAGTAGTATATGATTCGTTATTCTATTGGGTTGACTTTTCTAATGGTGACTTTCAAAAGATAATTTGGCTTAGAGATAACAACGGTCTATACCTTTCTGGAAGTAATTATGCATTTGATTATTTTCAATTTAGAGATGTAACAGATAGCTCAAACAATCAGTTAAAACTTGGTGAAGTTGTTGCTAGTACAAGCATACACAAATCCCATCATCATTTTAATAGTGATGGTAATATTGTTAGAATTGCTGCACATAGTGGCACTAACCCAGTACAAGTTCAACACGTAAATCTTAGAGATTTTTGGGGTTATTCTCAAGGTACTGGTGGCCGATGGAACAGTCTAAAGACTGCTACTGGTAGTAGCTCATATGTATTAACCTCATCTAACTCTGGTTATTTTATGGATATTGCATATCCTAGAAACAATTATATAAAAGGTGTTTTTAAACGTAGTGAGTTTGCTAGTGATATTGATGAGGATTTTGAAGTAAAAATTGATTCTACATCAGCAAAAGAAAGAGGTCTTGAGCGTACTGACCAAAGCACTACATTTAAAGTGGCTGATGGAGCAATGGCTGGAAACATTGCATATGATTCTGCTACTGTAAATACTAGCTTTTATACTCACGAATATGCTTTAGCATTAGTGTATGACGGTGTACAAGTAGGACCATTAGGTAATTCTACCTTTACACGTTTAAAGACCGTTAAGAGTCAAGCCAGATCACGACCAAGAGCAATGGCCGCTAAAGTAAGCTTTGAGTATAACATTGCTACCAATGACGGAAACTCATCTACAATTAGGTCAGCTACATACAACCCAAGAGTAACTGGTTTCAATTTATATAGAAGTAATTCTGCTGATAATTTTTTACGGACCAGAGAAAAATCTGCACTTCGTAGAGTTGGCACATATCGGATAGATAGGTCAGAGTCTGATATGAATAGAGTAAGTCTTAATGCTAATCAGATTAAACCACTTACTTATGATGAATTTGTTACATTAGATAGTAGTAGGTATTCATCTACAATAAGCTCAATAACTAGTGCTTATTTTAAATACTATCACGATTCAACTGGTGATAGTGAATTAGAAGAATTTAGTTTAGGAATAACTAGTCACGATGACACCTACGGTATTTATGAAGTGGACGTTGATACTGGTGCTAATTTTGTTCCAGATTATTACGGCAGTTGGGCCATAACTCAAAACAGTGCAGCTATAGGCAGCGGAGCTGGGACCATATACAACAGTGGTGTAAAAGCTATTGGTGGAGAAATGTGGATATTAGTACCCGGAAATAAAACAGATGGCGATGGCTTTTATAAAAACTGTATTATTCAAAAACAAGCTGATGCAACGGTTATCGATTGTATTGTAGAAAGCTATTTACATAGACACGTTAATGCCAGTGGCACATCTTATTATTATCACGCTTGTAGACTTACTGGTGACTCATTATGGGCAAGCTATAAACTCAGTGCTGGACCAGCAGATAGTTATATTTACAGAACTAATGAGCCTATATACTGGAATTGGAGAACCGATAACAGAGATGATTCCACAAACAAAACTACTTATGCAGAAATTTTTATTTATGATGTGGACCCAGTAACATTCGAGGGACATCCATATCCAAACGATAAAATAAATCACGGCTACGAAGTATCTCACGAATTTATGGGCCGAAGATTTGTTGGTGATGTAACTCTAAATCTTGGAGATGCAGATGAAGAGCAACGTAAGAATTTTGTTTTATACAGTGAAGTAGGAATGCCAGATGTTTTACCATCTGCTAATTTCCTACAGATTACTAGCGACCTTGGTGGTAGAATAATTGGTTTTAGTGATATGGGTGGTGACCTATTAATATTTACAACAAGCAGTATTCATAGCCTAAATATGAGAGGCAGCTCTCCAGATACTTGGGTCCTATCAACTATCAGTAATAAGGTAGGATGTTTAGCAACAGACAGTATAATAAAAATAAAAGATAGAATATTTTTTGCCAGTGAGGATAGTTGTTACTACCTAAGTGCTCAAGGCCAACTTGTACCAATTAGTGAGCCAATAAACGATATGTATACAGACTTATCTATCACTGCTAGAAGAAAAACAAAGACAATCTACAATCAGAAAAAAGGTATCTTGTACTGGCAGTTTGGCTCATCTGATTTAGTTGGTGGTACGAACCTTGTATTTTTACTTCACTTACTTAAAGGTGATGTGACTTGGACTAGTAGAGCATACGGTAGGTTGTTAGATAATATGATAGAAGATTTTGATAATGAACCAGTATTTTATAACAACAGTGAAATACTAAGTAATCCTTTAGCGAGATAATGGCAGCAAGTACAAATACAAATCAGATTAACATAGGTGGAGCAGATTCAGATGGAGAACAATCCATAAGTAACGCAACTGTTGTTTTACTTAAAAATGAATCACTTACTTTAGCTGATGGAACCGCAGTTGATTATTCTAACTACGGTAATTACAAGGCTCTAAAAGTGACCGATGATAGTAGCAACGCTCAATATATTGTTTCATTAAAAGGCCATTTAGATGTTATTGATTTAGCAGTTAGAAACTCATCTGGTACATTTATTAAGTATCCAACATATCAGCATAGCTTAGAATATAGTGAGAATGATACCCCTTTAGCTGATATTGAGGGAGATGCCCATACAGATGAAAGGTCAAATATGATGTTTATCTATGGGGAAAACCTTGGCGGCACTCAAACAAAGACACAAAGATTTAATGATACGTATCAAATAGAAATAAGTAGTACTTGGACTGACCAAGGAAAGTATGATCTTGTAAAGGGTTTAGCAGTTGGTGATACAGTTAATTTTACGATGTTTCAAAATCAAGGAGTTAGAAACAAAAGAACTCAAGCAGTAACGCAAGATGGTAGACTAGCTGAATTACAAGGAAGTAGTGACATTTATATGTACTACATAAAAGAGTTACAAACTCCAAATGATGAGAGAGTTGATGGTAATAAAACCTACACTAATGCACCTCAATGGAGTGTAAGACCCGGTATAAACAAACTTCTAATCGATACTGTTGACAGTAATAATAAAAAAGCATTTCAAATATTTATTGATGCCCAAGGTTTTAGAACTGGTGGGGCAAGTGAATTAGGATATACACCAAATAGTTTTGGTGATTATTATGGCCAGATTACCTTTCAGTTTACAGATGGTGGTGGTGCTCAAGTTGGTATTGAAACTATAATGCTTACACCAGAAACAGAGGGGTTTGATTTAGCTGGTAGATTTTTAGGCAGCTATGTGACAAAGTTTGAGGCAACCTCTGCACAATTTCCAATATATGTAAAAACTTCTCTGGATTTTTCTAGTCAAAACGGAGAGTATTTCTATGATAACCCACATTACTGGTCAGAGCTTGATGCTGGTTATGGGTCCATAGGTGCAACAAACCCAGATATAATGACTGGTGAAAAATTAGATGACCCTTGGTGTTTAGATAGACAGTACTCTGCTGATTGCAACGAACAGATAAATGGCGAACTCAATCCTTGGTGGACCTATAAATTTTTAAGTGATGTGTCTGCCACTGGTGGTGGTGGAAAGGCTACTACATTAGCTAAAGTAATGTATTCTGATTCAATTATAAATACTAAGCTGCAATTTCAATCTTCTATTACTAAGCAGTTTAACCTAATTGCAAAATCAGATTTCGGTATTAGAAATTTTTATCAATATAAAACAAAAAGATATCAAGTAAGTACTCAAGATAGGCCGGGTATGGTTAGGACCATAACAATGACTTATCAATCCTACAATCCAATTTATGTAAAAGTAATTACTGAAAATGGCAGCTCTACTAAAACAATTACATTTGACCGCACTCAAGCAGAGAATGAAGTAGTTCAGCCAAAAACAGTGACTAAGGTTATTGGTGTAAGAGCAAAGTTCTTTGAGCTAGAAATACAATCTAATGGCTCAAGAGATGATGTATTAGAAATAAGTAAAGTGAGTGTTAGTTATGGCTAAGTACGATGACCCAGATATATTAGATGCAACCTTACATAACTTAGAAAAAATTCAAGAAATGATGCAGTCAACAAAACAAGAAAAAATAAGAACTGTTACATCTATGCCATCCACTGGCAATATGAGAAAAGAAGAAATTCAAATGCTAGATACTGGAGATGATGTAAAGCTAGTATTTAGAAACAAAGATGGTTCTTTATTTACTGCTAGACTAACGAAAGAAGAGGATTGATATGGCTATAGTAGAAAGTTTAGTAGCTGCTAAAACCGCATTCACTGCTGGTAAGGCTGCTTTCGATTGGCTTAATGCTAAAAATAAAAAATTTACAATGACCCCAGAAGAAAGAAGAGCTAAGAATCTTGCAAGTAGGCAAGCAGCTTTAGGCTCTGGTGGTGAAAGTATGCAGACGGCTGCTAATCAACTTAGGGCACAAACAACAGATGCTAGTAAAAAAGTAAGAGCTAACCTATTTGCTGCTGGTCTAGAAAACAGTTCAGTTGCTAGAGTTGGTCAAGAAAGAATACAAAACTTATCAAACAATCAATTGGCTGACTTAGCTTTAAAAATAGCAGATAGAAATAGTCAGTTTATGGAAAGAGCTAGTCAACGCAAAGAGGCTATCAATATGCAGATTGGTCAGCGTAGAAGACAATTTGAAGAGGGTAGAAAAGCTGAGATGCGTAGAGCTGGTTCTCAATTTATTCTAAGTGCATTAGACCTTGGTATCAAAGGAGCTCAAGCACAACAAGCAAACCAAGAGGTTGCAACTTTAGCTGCTGAAAGTGAAGTAGTAGGAGCAGAGGTTGAAAAGATTGCAACTAAGTTAGGTCAAGGTAAGGACGATGAGGCACTAGTAGACTTAGAGAACTTAGCACAAAAAGAATTTGAAGTATTTGATATTACCGCAATAATCAAATCTCTTTTATCTATATACAAAGGTGGTAAAGAATGAGCAGAGCAGAAAGAGCAAGAATAGCTTTTAATAACAAACTACAACTCCAGCTTACACTAGCAGCAATGAAAAGAGCTAATAGACAGTCTGATAGAAGAGAGTTAATTGATGCTTATGAGTTAAAACTAGAACAACTTGAGAACGAAATAACAGAAAGCAATGAGCTGCTTAAAACATTACCAGAGCAAAGAGTTAAAATACGTAAAGAGCTTAGTAGCTTACTTGATAGGTTAGAAAGGTTTGGTCGGGCCAATTATGAAAAAGACGAATCAGACCCAGATAATATTAAGTACTACAAACGCATACCTCAAGTAGCAAAAGAGTTTGTTATGGCTGAAGCTACAAGTGATGGTAAAGTTACAGAAGACAATATGTTTGATGCTGGTGGTAGTGGGTCCTACAATTACAGTATTGATTATATGGAAAGGCCCGATAAAAAAATCGAGATCAGTGAGGATGTTTATAAAGCTGCTGGATTTGAAGAGCAAGAAATAAAAAAATTATTAAGAGATAGACAAGCTGATTACACAGAAATAAAGAACAAAGAAGTTGCTTTAGTTGACAAATACGTTAAAAACAAAGGTAGTGAAGATTTAAAATTTAAAGCTGACATTTTAAAAGAGCAGTTAGCTAATGATGATATTCATTTTGATATGTACCTTAATTATAAAGATGATTTTGATGGGGTCGTGTATGATGAAGAAAAGAAAATCTACACACCAGTAAAAGTTGATGACTACATATCTGCTGAACCTTTAAGCAGTGGATTTAATTATGAGTACAGACCTTTTAAATCAAGTCTGGGAGATATAGAGTTTGAACTGGCTCAGACTGCACAATCTAGAGACTCACGAAAAAATATATTTAGTGCAGATTCTTTTTGGGCACAGACTGGAACTGACTTCACTAGTAAATATATAAAGTCTGGTAGAACATTTATGATGCCAGCAAAAGCTGGGAGTCAAACACAATTTGATGGTATGGCATTGCAACAAGCACCTCCAGAGGAAGAAATGGATGTCCAAGTAGAAATGGAATTAATGCAATCCCCTGGTATTCGCAATCCAAATTATAAATCTGGAAGAAGTTTAAATCCTTTAGCGAATACACAGAGGGATATGCAAAGGCAAGTTGGTCCTCTAGTAAGTCGTAAGAATCAGAATATGAATCCAGCTGGTTTTAATATGAAAAACTTTTTACAAAAAAAACCTAAATAATGTCCGAAAAACGTACACTTAAAGACCGTTTAGATTCGTGGTTTGGCGAAAAAACCATCAAAGAAAAACTTGATGATTTTACTGGTGTTGATGAAACAAAAGCACCAGAGCTAGATATATTTGAGCCATATAAACTAACGGCTAAAAAAATGATGGAGAAACTTTCTCTGGGTGAGGACCTAACTCCAGATGAGTTAATGTTACTACCAGCTGACCTTGTTCAAGATTTACGAGAAAGAGATTCCGCTGGTATAAAAATAAATACACCTAATTATACACCGCCTAAAGTTATCGCTAATCAAGCGGATCGTGAGCGAGCTGAAAGACGTATAGTTAGAACACTTAACGACAACAAAAAAGAGTACGATAGAAAAGAAACTTTAAGTGCCTTATCTCAATTATTTATACAATTAAAACGTCAAGAAAGAATGGACGATGATGCCAACCTTGATGATGTAGAGAAAGCAACCAGAAGAAAAATAAGGAAAGATAATCTAACAGAAAATAGAGATAGAATCATTGCAGAGTTCCAAGATAGGAATATGGATGTTACTAAGGAAGTTGATGCATTTATTAAAGACGGCTCAATGGACTATGAAGATGCTTATTTATACTTTGCTGGTAAATCTAAATATGTAGAAAATCTTGATATGGGTGATTTTTTTATAAGGGACCATCCTAGTAGGTCATTTGCTGAATCTATACCTTTTTATGGCAATGTACTAGGCATAAGAAAGTTAGCTCAACTATCTGATAAAATTGAGGCCCTTGATGCTGCTAGTCCTATGGACCTACAGACTCCAGAATATATTGAGATGATTAGAGATGTTGCTCTGTACTTTGATGCTCAAGCAGCTAATAAAGATGTCAAATATAAAGTTGCCGAGAGCTTTGCATTAATGTTTGATTTTATGCTTGGTAGGGGTGTTGGTAACACTGCACAAAGAGCTGGGGCAAACGTATTATTTAAAATGTTTCCAAGAATGCGTAAAGCGTTTACTACCGTTAACTCTAAATCATTTAGAGACAAGCTGGCAAATGCTACTAAAAAAGGTACTGGAGCTTTAGTTGGTGAATCCGTACTAGCAGTAAATCCAGCTGGAACCGGATTAAGTACTTGGAGAAATGTTAATGAGCATAGAATCAGAGGACAAGAATTAATAGGTCTTGAGGTAGCTGAAATACAAAGAGGCCCAGACAAAGGTAAGATGGGTATCAAGTATTTGAATTTTGGTAACCCTAAAAAGGATGCTGATGCTTGGACCAGTGCCGTAGGTACTGCCGTTATACAAGGTCTTAGCGAAAGATTAGGTGGTGCATTTGACCATTTTAATTTTAGTAAAGACCAGAAAGGTATATTAGGTCAAGTATTTAGAGGTGCTTTATTTAAGTCACTTCAAAAGAAAAATCCAGACATACCGCCTAGTAAGTTATTTTCATTTTTAGAGAATGCAAATATTAACGGTATCGTTCCAGAAATAATGGAAGAACGAGCTGGTGATATAACAATAGGTTTATTAGGAGTTGACCAAGCCGGAATGGAAATCAAACCGGGTTTTCAGTTATTTAACAATGAAACTAAAAAATGGGAAACTGAATTTTCCGAGATCGTTATACCAACTGCTGAAGATTTTGGAGTAGAAGTATTTACCATTGCTACTTTTGGTGCACTAACAAGGCAGATGCCAGATTCTAAAGGTGGTTCATTACCGCCTATAAAAATGAAGAAAGATGGTCCAGTCGTAAAAGGCAGCGACCCAATGGTAAGAGAATTTGTTGATGCTGGTAAAACTAGTACTGGTAATCCTAGAGCAGTAAAAGTAGTAGATACTATTGTAGCTAGAACAAATCAGATACTTGATAAGTATGGTGTAAAACCAATTAAGTATAATAGAAAAGGTAAAGTCTCTCCCCAGTTTTTAAAACGAGCTAAAGAGAGAGGTAGAACAACGCTTGTTGGTGATTTAGTAGAGTGGTTTAGTAACCCCTCAAACAGTGAATTAGTAGAGTTTGCATCTACTTGGTACGGTGATAGATTTGAACAGACCTTAAATCTTTTAGCTGAGAACGATTTTCCAGAATTAAACAATAGTGATGAGAGAGCGTTCTTTACTTTTCTAGTAGGTGTTACAAGTCCATCTCAAGCACCAGAGGCTAACCTTAAAAATGCAATTAATGAATTTATGATTGATAAAGGTTTCCCAGCTGATACAAAAACTTCTGAGGCCGTAACAAAACAGATAAATACTTTTAAAACTATAGCAGCACATAAAGGTGGGTATAGAGCAGCAATGGATTTTCTATCTCAAGAAATGACTGGTAAAGAATTAAGAGATGAATTATTTAAAATGGGAATAGGTGATTCCAAATTAGATAAAAATGGCAAGATACAAGGTAGTTTAGGCTGGGCCACTTTAGATGAAAAAGTATATGGTGCAGAAATGTTTGGTCCTAAAGTTGGTGCATTTACTCTTAATCTATCTGGTGTAGATAATATAGCTACTATAGACCTCTGGATGTTAAGAGAGATAAGTATGCATCTAGGTATACCATTTGATAATAAATCAATGTCTCAGATTAATTATTCATTGAAGAGAGCTAAAGACAAAGGACCAACCAGAACAGACTGGGCAGATAATCTAAATTTAGCTAGAGTAGATAAGGTAGATAATGGCCAGAGAAAAAGAATAAAAATCTACAGAGATATAATGGTAGAGGTTCAGCAAGAGTTTAACAAACAGACTGGCGAAAATTATAGCGTAGCTGATGTTCAAGCATTAGTGTGGTATATGTCTAAATCTATGTTTGCATCCTATGGGACTGTAGGCTCAGACGTATCAATGTCAGATTATTTGACTGTTGCAGAATCATTGGTAAATTCAAACGGAGTATTTAATGAAAGTACACAGAGACGTATTAGAACAGATGAAGAACTTAGAGCAGACGAAAGGTCTGAAGAAGTCGTATCTGATGACACTGCTACAACTAGCGAGGAAGAGTTTCCGGAAGAGAGAGTCGGATTTGCAAAGACCGATAATAAAAAATCAGATGGAACTGGACCTAGCGGAAGTACTGACACAGAGAACACTGAAGAGGCTCCCAAAAAGCGATCCAATCCACTTACGAAAGAAGTACCACAAGTCCCAGTTTTAGATTCTGGTAAAGCTGGTGCATTCGTAGATAATCTAAATCAACACAAAGCTCAAGATGAGACTGGCTATCAAGTAGAGGTAGATGGTCCAGCTAAATATCAAAGACCTTATAAAATAAATAAAGGTGAAACTACAGTCACTCCGACTATGGTTATGTCAGAGGACGGTAAGGCTGGAGCAGCACTATTATTAAAACAAAACAAAGATGGCTCAAGTGAAGTAGAAGTTAAATCTGTTTTTCACGGTGGTGGTGACATTACTCAATCTGAAGTAATGCGTAGTGCCATAAGAAAAGCTCAAAGAATGGGTGCAGATAAAATTACAATGTCTGTATTTGATGGTGACCAAGTAGCAGAGATGGAGCTCTATGGTTTTGTAGAAGTTGGTAGAGCTAAATGGGATGGTAGAAAAGCACCAAAAGATTGGCAGTTTGAAACACATAAAAAGCTTTTTCCAGACACTGGTGGTAAGCCAGATAAAATACTGATGGAGCACGACCCTAAAAAAGCTGCTGCTGACAAGGACCATCCATATAGTATAAAACAAGGCTTAGAGGGAAGTTTCTACTATAATGAACCGGGTTTATTAGGAATGATAACTAGGTACATCAATGATAAGCTGGACCCACTAAAAGAATTAAAAAAGCAGTACGAACAAAACATTAGAAAGTTACTACCTAGCGAAGACTTT